ATCAGGTTTTAAATAACGAACAACCTCCAGAATGCGCAGCCTGTTTTGATCTTGAATCACAGGGAGTAGAAAGTCTTAGACAGAGACATATTAGAGGCGAAATACCCGAAGCCCGCTCTAATCTTTATCCTAATGCTATGGAAAAACTTAGAGAAGATTATTCCATGCCGTTTGATATTCCCACAATGGAAATTAAACTTAATAATCTCTGTAATCTTAAATGTAGAATGTGCAATCCTTTAGATAGTACATCCTGGACAGATTGGAAAGAAGTCGAAGAATTTTACGAAAAAGAAAATAACTTTCTGGTCCCACTTATAAGAAAACAAGTCGATCGTCCAGGACAATATATAGGACCATTCGACGATTCAGAAAATTGGTGGCAAGGTTTTAACAAATTACTCCCACATTTTAGGAGAGTTGAATTTGCAGGCGGCGAGCCTCTTATGGATCCTACCCATTTTAAAATTTTAAATGCTCTATCTGCTTATGGCGACAATATAGAAATTAAATATGCAACAAACGGTACCAAGTTTGGTATAAACAAAAAAGAAAATGTCTATCGCTACTGGCCAAACTTTAAATCTGTTGCTCTAAATATAAGCATAGACGGAATTCAAGACTCCTACGAATACATAAGAGGAAACGGCGACTGGAATTTGTTGGTTACTAATATTAAGAAATTTCAAGATATACCTAACATAACGAGAATAGTTGGAGCCGTAGCAGTGCAAGTAAGCAATGCTCTTGATCTAGATAGAATGATACGATATTTCCTCGACGACATAGGCATCGTATTTTATGCTAACATGGTAAGGTATCCGCAGGTTTTATCTATTCAAGTACTTCCTCTAGAAATAAAACAACAAGTAAAAGATAAATTAATTACAGTAAAATCTCAAGTGTCTGAATTTAGTTTAGTTAAAAAACATCCTGTTTTGAAAGATATTACATATCAACAAATAGACGGTATAATAAATTTTATCGAAGGAGACGATCAATTTCATCTATGGTCTGACTGTATTGAGTACAACAAAAGACTAGATAGAACTAGGAAACAAAGTTTTCTGTCTATGCATCCAGAATTTAAGCCTTATGTATAAAGTAACTAGTAGATGGCCACATCAAGACTCTGTAAAAATAGAATGGAATTTAGGTAAGCGATGTAATCTTGATTGTACTTATTGTCCTGCGGAGATACATGATAATCATTCTCCGCATACAGATATAGAGATTCTAAAATCCACAGTAGATAAACTTTCTCAGATTGACAAGCCTTTGAGAATAAGTTTTACTGGGGGCGAGCCCTGTGTTCATCCCAAAATATCAGAACTGTTTGATTACACAAGACAGCATGCTTCGTGGATTAATGTAACCACAAATGGAACACGTAAAGCGGAATGGTATGCTGAACAACCTCTAGATCATATTGTGTTTTCTCTACACTTTGAAACTGCCGACTGGGAACGACATTTGATAAACATCGTAGAAACTTATAAATTAGTAGATATTCCAATACAGGTTAATGTCATGGCACATCACCAGCATATGGCAGATGTCAAGTTTGCCGCTATACTTCTACAAAATCACAAAATAAAGTATGTTATACGCCGCATTCGTTGGACAGAATCGCATGATCGGTTTGATGATATGCGCTACGACCAAAAAGATCTAGACTGGATCTTAAAAGACGAAGCAACTGCACTGCCAAACTGCGAAGTTGACGGAGAATATTATATACATGCTAATGATATCATTAAAAAGCATGACAATCAATTTCAAGGTTGGCAATGTAATATAGGACTGGAAAGTTTAATGATTAATTGGGACGGTGAAGTTCATAGAGCAACATGTAGAGTTGGGGGTAGTTTAGGAAATATCTATTACGAAAATTTTGATATTCCTACCGAACCGGTTACTTGTACTCGAAATTGGTGCACCTGTGCTGCTGATATTCCTATAACAAAATCACAAATCTAGTTCTGGAAAATACATTCTCCAAGATAGATTTCTTTGCGCATCCAATTTATCTAGATATTCTACGAGCATGGGCAGTTTATCAGACCAATCTTCCTCAAACATGTAATTAATTAACCCGAGCCACCTTTGTTTTCCGTAGGGGTGTGAGTGAAAATATTCACAATCAATTTCAGAAATTAGGGTTTTTATTTTTTCAGCCGCTTTATGTTTTTCTGACAGTGGCAAAACCCTTACATTTTGAAAACTAGGAAGATATACCAAATGTGTTCCTATAATAGGCGCTCCCTGGTTTTCCTTGTTTATTTCCATTTGATTCTTTAAAAAGAACCTAGCCATATCGGGTATATGCATTACATTGAGTGCTTGTACTGCACAGGCAACATTTACAAATACATTATCAGTAGATTCTGTTGTTATTTTGTATAACTTATGATAAACAGAATCCCAATCTGAAGGGTAACGTATATAATTATTCCTATCTCCGATAGCATCTAGACTGAAATTAAACTTTACTTTAGAAAAATGGCTCCATAATTCTAAAAATTCATCACTCACATACGTTCCGTTCGAATTATATCTCAAAATAATGTTTTTTGCTCGCCCCGATTCTACTAGATTTTTTAGAATCCTTTTATGCTCTGGTATCATTAAAGGTTCGCCGCCGGCGAAGTATAATTCTCTAATGTTTTCTAACTGGTCATCAACAGATCGAAGAAAGTTGTTTTTTTGATACCAATTGTAATCAAAGGACGAATCCCAACCTAGATCATTTTTTAGATTATCATTTTCTATTGTAGGAAGCATAAGTTTCCACTCTTTAATCCAAGACGAACTATCGTGAGGAGAACACATAGTGCATTTGAGATTACAAACGTTTCCTAATCTTAAATCAAAATAGGGAATTTTACAAGGCAGCGACCCGTCCTTTCCTGTCTGCGAATAAATTTCTTCTAGATTTAATCTTTCCTTCCAAACTTCTGTTTCCCATTGCCTTTTACTAACAACTCCATTTGATTCTTCAGTGAAACACTTGGTGCATGACGGAGGTACTTGTCCTTGCAGCATCTGCAGTCTAGTTTGTTTCATGAAAGACGAGTTCCAAATAGTTTCGATAGAACTTTCTCTTAGGTTCATAGGAACACCGTCTTCTTTAACTAATCCCAATATCTTATCATCTACCTTGCCGGCTCCGCTTGCGTTAGAAGTGCAGCAAAGCCGTACATCGCCATTAGGTCTAGTAGCAAGATGTATCCAAGGAAGCGGGCAAATGGTATTACTCATCAAAATTCCTTGTTTCGACAAACTGATCATTTGGCTTAGAGTATAGGTTTTTTACCTTGCCGCACATTCTAGCACAGGTTATGATACTTTTTTCTTTCCAATATTTTTCCCATAAATTCTGATATTCGACCGAATTAACAATATTTCTTAACGATTTCTTAGTAGCATTAAGATTTCTTCTACCCCCGAAATCATTTACTATTTTCCAATATTCTTGATTTATTTTATTTCTGATCTCAATAATAGAATCGTTTCTTTCTGGCGGATGATATGGAATCATTGCAATCCAGCAACAGGGGAAAACATGGCATTGTGCATCAACATAAACTTCTTTTGTGTGTTTAGCATGACAACTGATTTCTGTATTCTCAAGTATATTTTTGTAATTTTTTATTATAGATTCATCTATTATTTTGATATCAGATTCTGTGCTTGGTTCTAGATTATAAACAATTTCGCCAGACGAATCTAAGACAGGAAAAACTGCTTCTAGTACCCATCTAGAACTATCTTTGAGTGTAAATTCATAAAATCCTAATTCTTTAGCAATTCTTTGTGCTTCGTCAACTTGGTGTTCGTTGTGCTTAAATCTTATGAATGCCCAACTAGCATTACCTCCGGCATCGATAAAGGCTTTAGCATTATCAATAATTTTATTATAATCTGTTCCTATTCTATATAAAGAATGTGTGTCCTCTAATCCGTCAATGGCAAAAATTACAGAACTTTTCTTGTTTAATTTTTCACCTAAATCCTTCCACCATTCGGTGTTTCTTAAACTTCCGTTTGTATGAATTCTTATTTCTATATTAGGATTAACCGATAGAGTATATTCTATCATGTCAGGTAAATTTTTGTTTAAAAGCGGATCACCGTAATTACCACAAAACATAATTTTATTGATCTGATTACAAACTTCTTCGTTTAGTATCTTTTTATATTGTGATAGAGTCCAACCGTTTTTTTGTAGGTTAGGATTTTCTATGCCACCGTGGATATTGCGTGTACACATAGGACACGATGCTTGACAATTATTTGTAATTTCTAAATGAAGAGACTCTAATTCTGTAAAATCAAACATTCTTATACCCGATTACCATAAATCTATAATACTTTTCTGTAGAGAAAAAACTGCTGACCGTATTATTTAGATTTAATTTATTTTCTAGTTCTTCTAATGAATTTACGCAGTTAACATGTTCTTCTAATTCAAAAAAATTATTACTTTGAACTACAACAAGACTGTTATTTGGAATTTGTTCCTGCCATTTGGTAAGAGTAGAATTATCTACATGTTCAGCACTTGTGTTAATAACTATATTCGGTATTTCTGTGTATTCGAACTCTTGCATATCTGCTGTTATAGCAGCAAATTTACCTTCTATTTCGTATTGTTTGTTAACAGTTCTAGCAGTTTCTTCACAATTAGGGTCTATATCAAGTGAAGTTATATGTTCAATTGGAATATTTGAATTAAAAAGCAGAGACGCTAACACTCCATTCCATCCACCATGTATAACAACGCGATTAGGCTTATCTAGCGCATACTTTGATAGATTTTCGATTAACCATATCTTAGAACGAACTTGGCCTTTCCAAAAACTTTCTAGGGTTCTATATCTGTCGTTAGAGTTCCTGATAGCATCCATCCAGAATAAAACATCTTCTATGTCAACTTTCATATCGTACCTTGGGTATTTTGGAATCTGCTGAACTTACACAAGTTGGTGTTATACACTTTTTAGGTGATTGAAATAAATCAAAACCTTTATCGATAGTGCCAAGAGGTTCGTCATGGCAGGAATAAGAACGTTTAATCTCACCGCCTGGCTCACGGATAATACAACTCTGATAACCAGCATTACAGTTCCAGCCTTTGAACTTGTTAAATCCAAACGCATTTAGC